ATTGGACGACTGCGGACCTTCTTGACTCAGAGTCAGGATACCGTAAGCGTATTTTCCGAAAGATTTACACACTTCAAATGACGGCAGAGATTCCCTCTACCGACATGTTTGGTCTCCAACAAATTGACACCGTTGTCACATCAGTCGTCCCAATTACAAGTACCCCGTAACCCACAGTTTATTGCTAAGGAGCAAAAATGGCATACTCTCAGCCAGGTGTATACATCACAGAAGGTCCGTTCTCAACGACCACCCCAGTTGGACCTACAGTCACGCCAACGGCATTCCTCGGAACCGTTGCCCGTGGTCCTGAAGTACCAACCCGTATTGACTCATGGAACCAGTACAAAACCTCGTATGGTGACCTCACCAACTCATCAGACCTCGGTTACGCCGTGTACCACTTCTTTGCAAATGGTGGTCGTACCGCTTATGTCACCCGTGTAACTGCGTCTGCGGCTGTTAAGGCAAAGAGTGCAGGTGTTGCAGGTTCCATCAACGGGAGCGCAGTTAACCCAGCCGCTGGTGGTTTGTTTGAGTTCCGTGCAAAGAGCAAGGGAACTTGGGCAAACTGGGTAGCCGCAGGTGCATCAAGTGCAGAAAAAGGTTTGCGTGTATACCTCCTCACGGGTGCTCGTGACGGAACGCTTTCAGGTGGTCAACCACTCACATTCAACATCTATGTTTACTTCAAAGGTGAAGAAGTAGAGCGCTGGACAGAAGTTTCTCTTGACCCTGACTCTCCTCAGTACGCACCAACAATTGTCAACAACTATTCCAATTATGTTGATTTGGTGTTTGGCTCGTCTCTTGGTGTTAACCCTGCTTTGACCGCAGGTACAACATATGCCATTACTGGGACAACCACATCTGTCTCAACCACCGTTTCCTACAAGATTGGTGATGCGACCAGTGGCTCTGACACTGATGGTACAGACGGTACTGTTGCTGATTCTGATTGGCAGACTGCCTTGAATAACCTTGACTTGGTCACAGGTTCCATGCTTATTAACTTGGTTGGACAAACTACAGCCACATTGGTAAACATGGCTACTACCTACGCAGAAGCCCGTGGAAATGGTTTTGTCATCATTGACCCATCACCAGCACAAACCAATACTGCTGGGATTACTGGTTTGACCAATACCTACAACAAGACTTCTTTTGGTGCTGTTTACTACCCGATGTTGAAGATGCCAGACCCCGCCCGTAGTGGTGCGGCTACATTGCGTGATACCTATCCAGGTGGAGCACTCGCTGGTTTGTTTGCCCGTGTTGAGCAAGAGCGCACAGTCGCTAAGGCTCCTGCTGGATACGCTTACGAACTTCGTAATGTGTACGGACTTGGTACTACATTCACCGAAACACAAATTGGTCTTCTTTACAATGACCATGTAAACACTTTGAAGAACATTCCTGGTGGTGGGGTCATCTCCAATGGTGCCCGCACATTGAAGCGCACGGACATTACAAAGTATGTCCCTGTTCGCCGTGCCATTAACTACATCAAGGAAAATGTTGAGAACATTGCAAACTTCTCGGTATTTGAACCAAATGGTGAGCGTGTGTGGACAGACATCAACACCCGTATTTCCCGTTTCCTCTCTGATTTCTGGGGCGCTGGTGGTCTTAAGGGACGCAACGCAACAGAGGCTTTCTACATCATTTGTGATGCATCAAACAACCCACAATACGCTGTAGAAAACGGAGAACTTCATGTTGAGGTAGGAGTTGCCTTGCAGTCTCCTGCTGAATTTATCATCATCAATGTCACCCAGTTCGCTGGTGGCGCAAGCACAGCCGCAGAAGCGGTATAAGGAGCAAATAAAAAATGGCAACAGCAACTCGTACAGACCCACTTCGTAACTTTAAGTTTCAAGTGCAACTCGTTCCACAGGGACCACTTGCTCGCTACAGCAAGGACCTTGGAAAGTTAGGCTTCTCTTCAATGAGTGGTCTTAGCGTTACCAACGATGTATTGGCATACCGTGAAGGTGGCATGAATACACATACCCACAAGATGGTCGGAATGTCGGACTTTAGTGCTGTATCTTTCGTCCGTGGTGTCTTTGCTGAGGGTGACCAATTGTGGCGCTGGCAACAATTCATCCACTCGTGGGAAGGTGGCGTTCCTGGTGGAAGCGCAGGAATTGACGAAACTGGTGACTATCGTTGTGACATCATCGTCAAGGTTTATGACCACCCAACCACAAGTAACACATACACCTACACAGGAACTGACAACTTGAACTCCAGTAACAACAAGCCTGGTAATGTCAAGTTGGCAATGAAATTGTTCCGTTGCTGGCCTGGTGTATTTGCACTCGGTGGATTGAGCGCAGGAGACAGTGGTCTTTTGGTTCAAGAACTCACGGTGCACCATGAAGGCTTTGTCATTGCGTGGAACCAGGCTGATGCCACACGCTATGATATGGGCGCAGTCTTCTCCTAAATAAGTAACTAAAGGAAAACAAGATGTCAGAGACACTATCTAATTTGGCGGAAACCGCCAAAACAGCAATTGCAGACCCAGTACCCACTATTGATATGCCACCTCCAACAGAGGTTAAATTGATTCGTGGAGTCCTTAACAACGCCACTGGTGACTGGGAAAAAACAGCCGTAGTACGGGAACTCACTGGAGAAGATGAAGAACATTTGGCGGCTCTTGACGCCAAGGAAGATTTGTCATATGGGGATTACCTCAACTATCTCCTTCAGCGTGCCGTAGTTTCTATTGGTTCCATGCCTGTGGGCAACAATCAGCACCTCATTGATGAATTAATTATTGGTGATAGAGACCTTTTGTTTCTTGGTGTAATTCGTGCAACCTATGGTCGTGGTCGTGAAATGCAATTGAATTGTGGTAATTGTGGCGGAAGCAATGATGTCACTATTGACCTAGATGAAGACTTCAAAATTGAAAATAGCATTGAAGACATCAATAAACCAGTTGCTGTGCAATTGAAGAACAATCAAACATTTCATTTTAACTATCCAACAACTGGTGATAGTCGTTACGCCGCTAAAAAGGGTAAGACGACTGCGGAACAAAACACATACATCATTGCTCGGTGTCTTATCTCAGATATGGACCGAGATAACCGTGAATCATGGGCAAAAAAGTTGGCTCTTGTTGACCGTAAGAAGATTGTGAAAGCAATCAACCAGGCACAACCTGGTCCTCGTATGGAGGAGGTGAAGACTCAGTGCTCCCATTGTGATGAAGAACTCACAGTGGTGTTGGATTGGGTCTCACTTTTATTCGGTTGATTTGACGCTTATTTATTGGGAATACGAAAAGATTGCTTCTGCGTACAGGGGCTTTGGTCTTCATGACCTTAAATCAATGGCAGTGCGTCAGCGTGCATACTGGTTCAGTATGGCAAAATGGCGTGAAGGCGGATAGAGAATCTTATGGCATTAACTCCAATAAACGAAGGTGGTGAAACACCATTTGATAGTTTAGGTTCATCTAGCCGTACCCGTGGTCGTGGTGGTCTTAATGTAGACCGAGCCGCAATGAGTGCACTTACTGAGGGTGTTCGTGGATTAGATACTGCACTTAAAAGTGCGGCTAAATCTGCCAAAGAACTTGTTACCAATCTTGGAAGAGTTGGCGGTACAGGTGGCGGTGGAGGAGGTGCTGGTCGTTTTGCAAGCATGATAGGCGGCGGTGGCTCTCGTACCAGTGTTCCTGTAGCAGGCACTGCTGGTTCTCCTGCTTCAGGAATTGTTGGAGGCGGAGGCGGAGCACCTGGTGGTGGTGGCGGTGGAGGTGGCGGTACTGTCTCTAACTTTTTAAATAGCCTTAAAGGTTTTGGTCAGGCAGTACAACAACCAATGTCTGATTTAAACAATTACATGAATCAGAGAATTGGTCAAGGTGCGGATTATTCTCTCCAAGCAGACCGTATGTCTGTGCAATTGCAACAGATGTATGGAATGTCAAACTCGCAGGTTCGTAACCAGTTGCGTATGCCACTTACTAGTCACTACCTATTGGGTGGTGGTACTGCCATTAATGACCTTCTTGCTATGCAGGCAAACACTGGTCTTACTGCGTCTAAGCAGGCGTCAACCGTAGAAGCCCTTCGTACTGTTTCTGGATTTTCTCTGGGCACACAAGATGTGACCCGCATGCTTTCTACCATGGCATCTCCTGATGTTGCTAACCGTATGTTCATGATGGGTGGCACTGGTATGTATGGCATGGGTGGTAAAGAACAAACAGGTATGAAGAGCATTCAGGACATTGTTCGCCGTACTGGACTCACCAACCCAGAGGCTCTTAAAGGCGCTCTTCAACAAGGTTCTAACACCCGTCAGCGTTTGACCGCCATGGGTGTCCCTGCTGACATGCAAGACATGGTTATTCAGTATGCTATGCAGAACTCCCAATACCAAAAAGCAACTGGCAACAAAAATGCCATGTATGACCCATCTACGGAAGAAGACCGTAGGACAATGGGCATTGAAGGTACTTATGCAGTACAGCATGAGAAGACTACGGGTGAAAGAGTTAAGCGTGAAGAGCGTTTCTATGGTCGCCAAACAGATAACTTTGCAGACTTTGAAAGAAATCTTCGCACCAGCACTAAACTTCTTGCCGCTTTTGAAGATGCCCTTTCATCAATCGTTGGTTTGAAAATCTCTACTAAGGGTCATCCACTAACTAATACTTTAAATTACGCTGGTAATTACGCATCTAATCTTTCTCAACAAGCAATGAGCGCTCTGGGTTCGGCTGGTGACTTAGCGTTGAGTGTAGGTACAATGGGTAGAGGTGACCCGATTGACGGTATCAACAATACCCCTATTCCTAGTGGTGGGTCTACTTCTCAGGGTGGTTCAGGAACTACTCTCCCAGCGGAGACTGAGAGAAAACTGGCTCAGTTAGATGCTGAGTTACGAGTACCTTTGCGCAGAATGCTTGAAGAACGACCTGACATTACAATTGGTGATACCGTTCGTAGTACCAGTCAACAAGAACGAAGTTTTAAAGAGCGCTATCGTCCTACTAATAAAACAGAAAAGACACATGAAACAGACCGTGTCTGGAATGGTGTTGTCTGGGAAATGAAGCCTGAGATGCTTCGTAGGAATGTTCCTGCAATGGCTCCTCCAGGACAATCTATGCATGAGCGTGGTCTTGCCGCTGACCTATCTCAAGCGCATGGTGAGTGGATTCGGCAAAATGCCGCACGATTTGGTCTTGTAACGGGTTACACAGGTCGTGGAGGCTCAGGAGATGAACCATTCCATGTGGAGCCTAGAAGTTCTAGCCGATTGCGTGGTGGTGCGGGAAGTTCGTCTTCAGGAGCAGGAACAAGCGCACGCTCAGGTTCTGTACGGTCTACATCTACTAGAAGCAGTGGTCGTGTAGTAGGACGGCGTGTGAGCGCTAGTTCTGGTACTACTGCTACTGCTGGAGCCACATCTCCTAATGCTGGTGCTACTGCATCTCAATTAGCGCAGGAGATGAACCAAAAGTATTCGTCTGGTTCTTATGGACCTGCATCACATGGCGGAGACCCCGTAGATAACGGAGCACCTTCAATGGGTGGAGGAGGGATGTCTATCAGTGTTTCTCCAAACATTTACTTAAACGGTAGTTCCGACATGTCTGGAGACATCCGCCGAATCGCTAAAGAGGTCGGAGATATTCTTGAAAATGAAGTCAGACTACGAATGATGCGGAGGTCATAATGGCTTTTGATGCCGATGGTAATTTGGTTTTTAGCAATGAGGTTGTTCGCCGTTACTTGGAAGCCTACGGTGGTTCAGGAACATTTCCTAACCAATACACCTATTCACGAGACCAGTTTTATAAGTTAACTGACTCGGAACCTTATCCAATTGACCGCCGAATGGCGGATAATCCTCCGTTCTTGTGGCCCTCCAACCAATACATGGACTCTGCGGGTAATACTGGAAAAGTTCAGCGTGGTTATATGCGTAGCCTTATAAGTGACCCACAGGTAGATGTTACTAGGACAATGAAAAATCGTAGGTTATTTTTTCAATTTAACCCACAGGTTTTGGTTAGGTCTGTACAACAAACACCTGGAGCAATGAACCCATTGCTCCAAGACCCTGCGCAGTTGGTGCAACCAGTTCCTGGAACAACATCTTTTGGTTTTGAGTTGATGTTCAATCGTGAACATGAGGTAAATGCTGGTTATAACGATGACCTTACGGAGTGGTTACACCTACCTAATGGTCAAAAAGCATTAGTATCAGAAATTGGCGTTCTTGCAGATTTGATGATTCTAGACACTATTACTGGTCAAGGTCTGTCAGAGGACATGATTAATGCACTAGTTAGTAGGTCAAAACGACAGTATCAAAATATCAATGACGCAAATGCAAAGGCTCGTCAGGAACTCAAAGATGCTGGTATAGAAGAAGAAACCTTGGATTATCAACCATTAGATGTTCCCGAAGACAGTGACTTAAAAGCAATTTTTGAAAATAACTTAGGTAACTCTGCTTTCCTTAACCCACAACCATTTCGTGTTATTTTCTCATCTTTGTTTATGGTTGAAGGAGTTGCAACAAGTGTTGAGGTTGTATTTCAAAAGTTTAGTCGGACCATGGTTCCAACACAGTGCAAAGTTGTAATCAATATGTACGCTTTGTACTTTGGGTTTGCTAAAGCCAAGACCTTTATTTTTGACAACTTAGTACAATCTGCAACTGATACTAGGGAAGCAGAAGAATCTGATTTTAACATTACCTTCAAATTTCTTACTGGTGTTAAGAAGTTTACTGGCGCTCTGCAAGCACCTAACACAGTTCCAGAAAACCCTAATGGAGCGTTTCCCACAGTTAGTAGTCCGTATTTTTCCGTTTACGGTATAGGGATTACAGATTCATTAAAAGAATTTTTAGAAACAAATGAAGTTACTGAGGCTAACTTTTCTTTTGATTTAGAGTACGCATTCTCAACTAGCAATGCTACTCAATACAGTGATGAGACATTGTCGGCTAATAGATTGACATTAAAACAAGACGGCACTAAGGTCAACTTTAATGCTAAAGGAACTAGGCAAGTAGACCGTCTTTATGCCATTCCAGACAATGAAACTGATATAAGTATTTTTCAAACTCAGGTTGTTGTTGGACGACCTTATTCAGTTAGATATATTACTTATAGAGTAATTATGGTTATTCATGCTACTTCTAAAGAAGGTAGGCCAGTACAGCAAAACATACCTGGTTCTGTTGTGTACAACGCTGAGTGGGTTGACGGAGTAACGGGCGACAATGTGACTGATGTTAGTACTTACACATATACCCCACCTGTTTCAGGTGTGACACGATTGGTTGCTCAATAATGATTTCTTTATATTCCCGTTACAGAGCAAAACAAGAAATTAGAAATGATGATGTTAATACAGTTGCTGTTTATAACAAAGTTACAGAATCACAATACATGACATACACCAGCCGTGATGGTGATTCCTTTGAAAAACTGGCTAGTCGTTATTTAAGTGGACCAGTGTTTTACTGGAGAATTGCTGAACTTAATCCACATGTCTCGTTTCCAGACCGCATTCCTTTAGGTACACGAATTAGAATTCCACGATGATTACATCCAGTGATTCACAACTTGAACTTAAATTTGAAGTAATCATCCACGATGGTCTGTTGGACTTTACATCTATTCAGCGTGTCAATATTGAACTGTCTGAAAACATGCATGACTTGGCAACATTGGATATTGCGGGAATTCCTCCAGAGTATTTAACTACTTATATTGATTTGCCTGTTGCAATAAAACTGACGGTGGCACGAACACACTCATGTATATTTAAGGGATATATTACTTATCTAGAACCAGAATCAATAAACAAAAACGGTTTAGTAAATAAAAGCCCATTTCAAACTACACGCATGTATTGCATTGGTACATCCTATGTTATGCGTAACCGTAGAACAGATGTTTGGAATAATGTGACTCTTTCTCAAATTGTGCGCACTCTTGCTGATAGATATAATCTCACAGCATCAGTCCCCAATGACCCGTATGTGTTTCCAAGACTGGTGCAGTCTGGTGAATCTGATTGGTCCCTTTTACGAAAAGCCTGCGAGTATCTTGGGTACCGAGTGTCTATGCGCACAACTCACATTGATATCTGGGACCCATTTACAACCTTGTCTCGTTATGGAACTGCTCCATTGTATGCAATGGCAGGTAACAGGGGAATCCTCAATGCTGAACCTGGGCAAGTAATATCTTTTAACGCTTCTGTTGGTGCCGTCACACCTGAGTCTGCAAAAGTTCCTGACACAATTCATGCCCTTGTAGATAATGAAGTTGTCACTATTTCTAAGGACATCTCTACTGGATATGGTAATCCTGTGCAATCTATATTTGAAGATGAGGTGCCCGCCAATGCTATGTCCATTCCTATGGCTAATGCTGTTTTACAGGGTCGTAGCCGTTTCAAATTCCCGTACACCGCACATTTAACTGTTGTAGGAAACCCATCCATCCAGCCTGGAATGCTGATTCAATTAGGAACATACAATTCTTCGGTAGATGGTCTATGGATTGTTAAATCAGCACGACACGAGGCTTTCCGAGGCTCGTCCATGACATATTTGACTGTTGAAAAAGACTCGGAATTCTCTAGTATTATTGACCCGTTAGAAAAAGTATTCCCCTCTATTCCAATACCTGAATCAGTAATTAAAGATTTTAGATGGATTTCAACAAGGGAATTGGTTAATGTTTATTCGTGAGGGAGATTACTAATGCGTTCAATATCTTTGCCCTTTAGGTTTTCTGGCGGGAAAGTGGCTGACACTGAGAACAATAGTGTCATTGCAAAGCAACGAATAATTGATGCTTTGACTACGGACAGGTTTGAAAGAGTGAACCGTCCTGAATACGGCGCATCTATCAAAACATTGCTTTTTGACAATTTTGACCCTCTGGTATTTGCTGACTACCGAGTTGACGCAATCCGTGATTTAAACGACTATGTCAGTAATGCAAAGATTATGGATTTACAGATAAAAAATGGAAATGCCATTAATTATGGAAATGATGAAGAAGCAAACCTTGTCGTCAGGGTTGTTTACCGCACATCAGATGGAAATACAGCAACTTTTGTCGCCAGTTTAACGGCGGGAACATTTATTACTGAGGAGAGTACAATTTAATCATGGCTACTTTTGATTACACCAGTAGGGACTACCTGTCAATTCGCCAGGACCTTATTAACCGAGCCGCTAGAACAATCCCTGAATGGGACAGTGCCGATGCATCAGAATTTGGAAATGTGTTCATTGACTTGTGGGCATACATGGGAGATGTTCTTCACTTCTATGTAGACCGAGCCGCATCTGAAACATTCTTAAGCACAGCGACACAGCGTGAGTCTGTTCTTGCTATTGCAAATTTAATGGATTACTCCCCCGCATCGGCTCGTGCTTCTCGTGGAACATGTACGGTAAAACTTACATCGTTTCCACCCGCAAACATAAAGAACTATGATATTAGTTCTGCCACAGTGACTGGTTCTTATGCTGTGTACACCACTAGTAGTAACCACGAACTTACACCTGACCAACTAGTTAGTGTTTCTGGATTATTGCCATCTGCATTCAATATCACAAATGCTGTTATTTTTGACGCTCCAACTGCCACGACATTTCGTATCGCTTTAACACAATGGACAGAAGGAGTACCTGCTTTAACTGCACCATCGGGTAGCAGTACGGCTGGTGGAGACCTTGACTACAACTTGATATACACCATTCCTCAATACACTGTATTCAGTGCGTATGACACCAACGGTGATTTAGTTGAATTTTATACGCCATCCGCTGTCACTATTGACAGAACTAATACAAACCTAACTTTGTCATTGATACAAGGAAAAGTTATTAACAATGAATTGTTGGGAAGTAGTTCTGGTCGTGCTAGTCAGGTATTTACATTATCTAAATCAAATGTAGATACAAGCAGTATTACTGTACAGGTGTACGAGGGCGCTTTGTCTGGTGGTTCACCCACAGCGGTCTTGTATCAATATGTTTCGTATTTATCGTCATCAGGTTTTAACGACAAAGTATTTACAACAAGACTAACATCTGATGGTTACACACAATTACTTTTTGGTAATGGATTTAATGGTTCTATCCCCACTACGAATTCAACCATCTTAGTCTCGTACCGAACAACTGTTGGACCTTTAGGAAATTTATCGGCAAACAACATTCGTTTTATTACAGGAACACCTTCTTCATATCTAAGTATTGTGTCTTCTAGCATTTTTTCTGGAGGTGCTGATGTTGAATCTATTGAATCCATTCGTACTAATGTTTCACGACTCTTTAGAACACAAGACCGTGCCGTGTCTCTTCAAGACTATAAGGATTTGACTTTACAGATTCCTGGTGTAAGCAAGGCAACAGCCGTTTATGGACAGGGTGGTTTAGATACGGTTAGTGGTGCTGTAAGTGGTACAACTGTAACATTTACATCTTCTAGTGCGCATGGGTTAGTGGAGGGACAACTGGTAACTATTGCGAATGGCACAGGAGCGTCATATCGTGGTACCGATTTGATTATTCAAGCAGTACCAACTCCAACCACTTTTGAGATTAATACAGCGTCTTATGGTTCTGCACCAACTGGTACCACTACGGGTGCAACTGCTACAGCGGTGAATAGTGTTATTCTCTACCCAGTTCCTCACTTATCTACATATCCACCTGCTCCTATTACCGCAGGCTCTCAAAAAGTCGTTATTGAAATTCCCACACCAATGGCAGAGTCTATTGATAGTTATTTCTCTACCCGTTCAATGCTAGGTGTAACAGCACTAACTATTAACCCTACAAATCATGGAACAATTGATAAGTACATTAACTGCACTCCTGTGTATGTAGGTATGCAAGTGTATGTAAAGAGTAACTTTGTTCAAAGTTGGATAAAAGACGAAGTAAGTGTAGCAATAAAAAACTTACTGTCATTTGAAGATGTGACTTTTGGACAAACTCTAACTGTTGGTGAGGTCTACCGAGCCGCATTGAGTGTTAATGGTGTTGATTATGTAGTGTTGACTAACTTATCAACTACATACGACTCCACTCCTGCAACCGTCAGCACAGTTGCAAATGTAACCGCAAGCAGTACTCAATTACTGTGCTTTACTGATGACATGACTTCAGCACCAAATGCTGTAAACCTTATTATGTATGGTGGAATCACAGGAAGTAACTAATGGCATTTACATCATTTACAGTACGCAACACAATTTCTGATAACGGTTCAGCATTACGCCGTACCAATGTTACACAAGACTCATCTACCCCTAGTGGTTCTGGAAACGCTGTATCTGATAGTGGTCTTCGTTCTGATGGTTTCTTTCTACCAGTACCACGGGAATTTTTAGAGTCAACTTTTGAAGCAAATGTCTATAACAGGACAAACATTGAACTAAATTGGACATTTGGTTTTACCATTGTACAAACTCCTGGCGCTAGTCCAGAACCTGTTGAAGTTCTTATCAGGGCTTCATCTACTGGTGAACCAGTAACAGCGGGAGATGGCGACAAAGTAATTAGTGTTACTTATGCCGAATATACACTAAATTATTCAGACAGCAATTCTTTGTACATAAAAGAAGGAAACTGGGTGTACTACTCTATGTTTGTACGCTATGAAGACTCGGCAGGAGATGGTTTCTATGAAAGAGTTGCGACACTTTCTATACAAATTCCTTTTAACTTTAACTCCACCGAAGATTTGTGGAGCCGTGTACCTTTGTACTATCGCAATCTTGATGCTGATTATGCTGTAAATACTCAAGACTATCCATACGAAAATGGCCCTCTATATCGTTATGTGGAGTTGTTCGGTTGGGAACTGGATAAAATGCGCACAACCATTTATGACACTATGCGCATTAATGACCCAGAGGTAGTACATAGTTCTGCAATTAATGCTCTTGCAAATCAATCGGGAATTGAATTTACCAAAGAAGCATTAGGCACATCAAAGTTGCGTGCCATTTTAAATAACATAGGTTATTTACGCCGAACAAAAGGAACAATTGGAAGTATTGAGTCATACATCTCTGCATTATCAGGATGCGGTGTAACAACAACACTTAATGCAGGTGTTACGGAATTCAATGTTCACCCCATGCGTGTCAACCTTGTAACCGACCCTTTCTTTAATCAAGCAGTGACAGGACCGACACCAACCGACACAGGTACTTCA